GTGCAAGAATAAAAAGCTGTAACTGAATAAGTTGCAGCTTTTGCTATTTTAGCCCCGGGACGAAATCGGGACGAAACCTTTCTGAATGTCAAACCGTATTACGCTTTCGAACTCGAAAAACGTAATAAAAAAATGTATTCATCAAGAAAGAAAAATGCATCTGTTTTCAGTATAATTTCATATACTGAGCCCAAACTTCACACAGGAAACAACTGGTATATTGACTTCTATTCTTATGATCCTCTGGAGCAGAAGATGAAAAGAAAGAAGTACATGCTTAATGGTATAACCAAAGCTTCAGACCGCCGTCGTCGGGCAAATGAAATCATCACAAACCTTAATATTAAGCTCCGCTCCGGCTGGAATCCCTGGGCTGATGTGGAGAATTCCAGGCAGTACACACCGTATATAGATATCATCCAAAGGTATCATATATATCTGAGTAAGTTATATACTGCCGGTACCATTAAGGAGAATACCCTGAAGGATTACGAGAAACGTCTGCGGGTATTTGAAGAATACACAGCCAAACACATTCCGGCCATCGTGTATGCCTATCAGATTGACCAGTCTTTCATTTCTGACTTCTTGGATTATGTGCTGCTTGACCGTGATTCATCGGCCAGAACCCGGAACAACTACCGCACCTGGCTGTCCTCACTCTGCAACTGGATGATCGAAAAGCAGTACCTGATCCAGAATCCGGTTGAGAAAATCCGACAACTGGCGGAAGAAGAGAAGAAGCGTTCTGCCCTAACTGTTCCGGATATCCAAAAACTCAAGAAGTATCTCAAGAAAGAGAATCCGTATTTCCTGTTCCTGTGCCAATTTGCCTATTACACCTTTATCCGACCTGATGAAATAACGAATATCAAATTATCTGATATCTACCTGAAGGAACAGAAAGTATTCATAGCTTCAAGTATCAGTAAAAACCGCAAGGACGGTATGGTCGGACTGAATGATGCACTGATCAAGTCAATGCTTGACCTGAACATATTCAGCAATCCCGGAAATTATTACCTGTTCGGAAAAGGATTCAAGCCCTCAAAGGAAAAGGTAACTACAAAAGTCTACCGGAACTATTTCAACAAGGTACGTGAAAAGCTAAAGTTCCCGGACAGCTACCAGTTCTATTCACTAAAGGACACAGGTATCAGAGACCTGGCCAATGCGGAAGGCATTGTTATTGCCCGTGATCAGGCCCGTCATGCGGATGTGTCTACAACCAACAAATATTTAAAAGGATCAGATATGTCAGTACATGAAGAGGTTAAACATTTCGAAGGAAATCTATAGTAGCCTGCGCAGTATTGCTCAAAATTCTACTGAAGTAAATAAAAAGTTCCTTCCACTATCGGATCCAACTGGAATGCTCTTACTATATAATGCAATTCTTTGCAATAATATTTTTTATTCTGAATCAAGAATACAGATTTTGAATCATAAATGGAAGAGGCACGAAAACGAAATACATATTCCGTCTTTGTATCAACATGAAAGTTCTCACGATAATAATTCTGGAACAATCCGCCACGTTCGCCCTTAATAGCTAAAGTCATGTTCTCATCCGCCAATTGCGACAATTTTGCTCCTTGTCCTCCACGGTTATAATGCAAGAACCAAGGGTATACGACTGCATGAGGTATTTTCATTGAATTCAGCACCGGTTGGTCAATCTCCTGATTCTGGAAATAAGAACTGTACAAATAAGGCTTAAGGCCCAAATAAATAGCAATGTAGATATAAGAATCGTCCGTATCCTCTTCTGAAGCACCATTTTCTATTTCCTGATAGGCATATTGCTGTGTACTACCTGAAGCAACATTTGCTATAACAGGTACAGCATTCGTTATCCACCCATCAAAATTTTTAGTTCCGCCAAAATCCTGTCCAGACAGCCAAACATTATTCGCATAAATTTCTGAAGGAATAATTTTTAATTCACACTGATTATCAGAAACCTCATTCTCAACCCTTCTTAACTGATCAACCATTTCAAGAATCGCATAATTTGTATCAACAGCAGACATCATTGTCTGTATCAGCCAAATCCCAGAACGTGCTTCAAACCATAAATGATAAGGGTAATCCTCCAATAAATATTTTTTCAATTCTTCAAGGTAAAGAGAAGTTTTATCACACTTCTCACGTACGGCATCTGATAATTCCTGATAATTATACCAACGGGAAGAAGGCAATCTATAACTGACATTATCATACGTTACATACAAAGATCCTTCCTGCTCATATTTTTTTTCAACATTATCAACCAAATCTTCAAAAGAAATTTCTACCAACGAATTATTTTTATAAAAATCTGAAACATGAATAATCCTAACCTTCTTACCCGTAGCATCAACCAAAAACAAGACATTGAACAACTTCTCAATTTCTGTAAGAAAGTCATCAATCTTCCATTTCGGAAGTATACAATTCAACTGACTATTCTTCTTTATTCCATTAACAACAATCAGCCGACAAGCCAAATCATCCTGTAACAATACATTCTCCTCAATTTCATATCCTAATGCATATATAACCTGTTCAATACAATGAACCAGAAAAGGCTGGGCCACCATATCTGTACCTGGTTTATAAATATAACCATTACGTGTATCCCATTGTAATTCATTGTACAAGACATCATCTTTATCATTAAAATCAGAAATAGAATAATTCCCTTTTTTAGCAATAACCGGACAACAGACATGATTCACCTGTGGATAGCAAGAATTTAACCGAGCGGACTCGTTGCCATCAACGCCAACTATTCCTAAATCCAATTGTCTCAAATTCTTGTCACCTGCGGACAAATAATTCAACTCGGAATTACCTGCAACAATTTGAATTTTTGCAATATTATTATCCACAGACAAAATGACTTCTGTCCCACGAATAATGACTATTGCCCCACATAACAAAACAGCCTGCCGATTAACCGGCCTTTTTGTCACATCCGGTCTATTCAAAGACTGATAAACCATACGATTACCAGAATGATTCAAATCAATATCCAAATCATAAGTATAATCACCATTCTTTGTAAAAAAAGGGTTTTGAGTATAGAAATCCAGCTCAAGATCTGAAGATAATGCAATCTCCTGTCCATCAATAAATAACCGTGTCATAATCTGTTTTTGCGTGAAACATTATTTTTCATCTGCTCAACTAACTTCTGAGCCTCATTTACTCCCATTTTACCTGTTGCCTTAGTATAAGTCAAGATAGGCTCATCCAGTTTCTTATTCAATCTAGAAATCGTCTGCTGTATAGATTGAAACAGGTATTCAGTAGCAGAATTATCTATTTGAAGCAATTTGTTATCCGGACCGGATGCTGTCACATGAACAGACTGATTAATAACTCTGGATACATCAGTTGAAGTCAGGCTACCAATCGTATTGTTACGTTGTGCCTGATCAATCAGATCCAGTACCGGACGAACAGCCGGATTCCGGACCGCATAACGATTGGCCACAAACTCACCGGCATGGACGATACCACGCGGCTCATCCCACTGACCGTCTCCTGTATAACCACCTACATCAAAACTGCCCAGTACTGACTTTGCTGTTTCAAAAGCGGCGGTAATCAGAGCAATCTTTGCAGCTGCAGTAGCCATACCTATCAGCACTCCTTTTTTCGTTATATCCTTAATTGTGACCTCAGCAATGGCTGCAGCCTGTGTGGCTATCAATTGCTTCTCCAGTGCATCCAACAAAATAATCAGTATACTGGACATAAAAGATCCAAAATCCTTTTCTTCACCAGCAAAGAAATCTGCCATACTTTTGCCCAGATCAGAAGCCATTCCCTGCATGGCACTGCTCATAGAATCAAACTGACGAACCTTCTCATCATAGACCTTTTTACTGTTCTGAAGTTGTTTGTTCTCCATCGCAGCCACAATCTCAGCTTTCTTCTCTTCTGATATCTGTGCAGACTGAAGTAGATTGCTATAATATCGATCCTGAATACTGGATATTTGCTGCCAATACTCCTCTTCGGAAGTAACCTGTTCATAATGCTTCTGAGTTGCTTCCTGTATCTCCAGCTGGTACTGTTTTTCCAGCCGAGTGAAAGTTTCTTCTGATCTTTTATTAGCATCCTCTTCATCCAATCTGGCACATTCTTCTTTAAACCTGATACGCATTTCCAGAAGCTTCTGCCCGAGCTGCTGACGTTTCTCCGGTTCCAGCCCGGCAATGGCCATCATGTTCTCAAGATGACGCATCTCCAGATCTTCCATAAAACTGGTGTACTCCTGCTGAGTCATCTCATCACTAGCGAGGTATGACTTCTTCAGATCCGCCAGTTCATCATAATAACGCTTGTTTTCAGCCGTAACCTGTGGATTTTCCTTAGTCGTTTTTGGATTACTGCCCCCTGCTGTAATCGAATCCGGATCAGGATCAACTACCGTTTCTGTCATATCAGGTATTTTGTCAATGATATTCTGCAGCTCGGTACGTTGTTTGGAAAGAGTCTCAATAGCCTGCCGTTGAGTCCTGAACTTCCCGTCAAGACCTTGCATCAAAACTTTTCGGGTTGTCTCATTGATATCACTTCGTTCCTGGATACGTTTTTTCTCTTTTTCAAACTGTTCGGTATAAGCAATTTCTTCTTTAGTCAATTTATCTTCGATGATAGCCAATTCGGCTTTTGCATCCGTTTTAAGATTCTGCTTCTGGCGGTCGTTCAATTTGTCCAAATTGTCTGCTCGTTTGCTTATGCTAGCAAACGCATCAGAGATTCTTGTCATTTTCTCCAGCTCATCATTGTATGACTTTTGCTCATCCTTTGCTTTTTTTGTATTGGGAATTACATAAGTCATCAGGGCAGTAGCAATGGCAGTCAATCCAGCTACAACCAGCCCGAACGAATTTGACTTTAATGCCGTATTAAATCCACGTGTCGCTACTGTTGCCAGTTTTGTCCATGTTTCATAAAGTTTGGTTGCTATTGTGGACGCGTTTATTGTGACTGTATATGCAGCAATGGCCGCAGTTGATGTAATGATAATACTTTTATATTTAACAAACCAGTTTATCAGTTTTGGAAGGGCCACAATAATTTTCGTGGTCCAACCGGTAAGCAATGATAACGACGGGTTAAGCCGCTCCATCAGTTCGATACCAGCCTCTTTAATGCTATTACGATACTGTGCCATCTTAGCCTCGTTGGTATCTGAATTGATGGCTGCCTGCTCCATGGCAATGCTGGTATCAGTGACAGCTTCCGTGTATTGGCGTACTTTGTCTGCATTGTCTATCAGGATAGTAGCAGCAGAATAGGCTTCCTCACCGAACATAGTCTGGATCTGAGCGGCAGAAAGTGACTTTTTATTCAGGTTCTCGAGTGCGGTCTGCAAGCCTACGACCTTTGGGTTGGTTTCGTCCGGTCCAGTCTGCAATACCAGGAAGAACTTACGAAGTGCAGTACCGGCCGGTTCAGCCTCCAGTCCTTTCTCGGCCAGCATCTGGATGGTACCCTGAAGCTGCTCGATGCTCACTCCGGCACCAGACGCAGCCACACCCGCATTCTTGATGGATGCAGCCTGGGCAGATACATCGGCGGCACCTTCTTTAGATCCGGCGGCCAGCACATTCACATAACGAGCTGCCTGGTCGGCCGATTCCCCATACATATTCAGGGATACGGTGGTAGCTGTCACGGCATCCTTCAAGTCTATTTTAGCCGCTGCAGCCAGTCGCATAGCCTCGATTGTAACCGCGTTCAGTGCTTCCTTGTCCTTCAGAAGTTCCGGTTTCTTGGAACCGATCAACATATATGCCTGAAGGATTTCGTCGGATGACTGACGGATGCGCAAACCGGATTCGTCCATGGTTGTGGACAGTTTCTCTGCCTGTTCTGTAAGCCACTGTATGGATGAATCGTCCAGCCCGGTCAATGCCTTCAGTTCCGCCTGGGAGGATTCTTTTGCATCGCGGTTATTGCGGAGTGTATTCAAAGCCATAGACACCCCTGTGATGGTGGCTGCACCAGTAGCCAGTAAACCGCCCCATTTGCTGAATCCGTTGTTGAATCTGGTAAGCCATCCTTCTGTCTCCTGAACCTCGGTCTTGATTTTCTGGAGTTCGGCTGTTACCAGCTTGGCCTGCTGCTGGTAGTATTTCCACTCTGCAGATCCCCGTTTGATATGACCGCTATTCAGCTGGCGGTTAATAGCCGTCAAGGTGGCACGAAGTTCTTTCGGAGTGGCCTTATCGAGGTTATTCATTACTTCACTAAGCGCCGTGGTATCTTTCTTCAGCGTCTTAATCTGAGCCTCCGTTTTCCGAAGCTCGGAAGTGACCTGCTTGATTTTAGATGTATCACCGGCTTCGTAAGCATCTGCCAACTCCTTTTTTAATCCGGATGCTATCGTTTCCAGATTCTTAAGTTCCTGCTTCGCTTCTTCACCGTTTACGCGGACCTCGACGGTTGCAACCTGGTCTATAGCCATATTATTTTTTATTTAAGATTACACGAATTTTGTACACAACAACCACCGCAAAGAGAATCAGTACTATGACAGTGAAGACCATACAGAACTTCTGCCAAGAGGTCAGCTTTCTCTCTACTTCCACCTTTTGCACTGATTTCTGAATGACCATACTATCCTTTCCTGGAATAAATACCGTATCTAAAGGAACCTTGAAATCTGCCAACAGGTTGCCCATGGAATCCAATTGAAACCGCAAACGAGCGTTCTCAGACTGTGCCATGTCCAACCAGGACAACATTACGCGCCCGTTTGAATCGCACTCCAGCAAAGCACGGATGGATGCGGAATCCGCCGGCCTGAATACCGGAACCAGCTTGTCATGTACGATGATCTGTGTGTGACTGTCTGAAACAAGGTGCTTCCCAGATTTACATCCGAGAAACACCGAACCAAAAATAAGTATGAAAAAAAGAACAACTATTGATCTCATAGCAATGCCCATCCTTTCTCCACATCTGCCATCACAGCCGGAATCCCGTTCTCTACCAGAGAAATGGCAGCAGCAAAGGCACACATGGTTGTCTTATCCTCCACGTCCGGAACGTAGGTCGTCGGAACCTCCATCTCCTTACATACACGAGAAATATATCCCGACGTATTATTCTCTGTTCTGGGTGCCCAACGACTGATGAAGTCGGCAACCGTCTGGCATCCGTATTTCCGGCGATAATTCTGCAACAGCCTGATCAATGCCCGGTAACCATGAGCCATGTCTTCGAACTCTTCAAAACTATTGTCTCTTTTCTTTGATGCAGGAACTTCACCCTGCCAATCAGTTGCATCTGAATTCCGGATGTTGCCTGGATTGTTGTTTCGCAGGCCTCGTGGTAACTGTTTCATTTCTTCACTCCTTCCTTTATAGTTTTAATAATTTTTTGAGCTTCTTCAGGTGTTGCACATTCCGTAATCCGCATAGCCAAATCTGCTACTTCTGCCGCGTGACTCTTTTTCTTCTTAAAATTTTCTATGACAGACAGACCTTCGACAATCAGCACGCCAAGTGTACCGATGACTGCCCCGTATGGCAAATTATACCAAGGAAAGCACAAACCCAGAATGTCAATCATAATGAAGAAAAGAAGCAGCCGGAAATAATCAACGATTTTAGTACCGGTCTTACGCAGCGGACGGCTGCATATTCTCTCTCTGTTGGCTCTGGCCGCATCTATCCCCGTCCATAAATCCAACATACAGACGCTACATATCAGAATCAAACAAATGAAAATCACTGTCACGCCGGAGCGGATGTCTTGTGTGATAAATCCTACAAATTTTTCCATGACTATTTTGTGTTTTTCTCAAAAGTATAATGAATGAAACGGGTGTAAAAAGACAAAGCCTTGCCAGATTATCTGACAAGGCTCTATCTTTCGTCTTTTTAAAAGTATATTTTTAAATATGTTTACCAACCAAAGGATGTAGACGTTTGGCAAAATAAGATTCCACAATGGGAAGAATATCTGTCATATCTACCGCAAACTCCAAAGCATATAACTTCACTTCCAGATGCAATTCTTTAGCCCAATGATAAAGCTGCAATCCTTGAGTTGTTGGAGTTTTAAAATAGCCCAAATGTTGAATAACACGGCCCCAAAAATTCTCCTTACACTTTCCCACATATAGAATTCTTGTATCTCTATTATAACCCTTGTAGATAACAGGAATAGCCCTATGATCCTGTTGTTGTTCATACCTCTGCAAGGCTTCTATGATCTCATCATTGGAGTGATCAGAAGTTATCTCATACCAGTATAATACCGGACCTTTAATCTCTTGCAATTCTTTGAACAGATTATGATATTGAATCGAATCTCTAATATCTAAATTAAGGTAATCACCCAGTTCTTCGCACTTTAAATCACATGAAAACTCTCTACAGACATCATTCTTACGCAAGTTCTCCAAACTTCTAAGACTGTCTGACAAGAAATCTGACAAAATACTATTCATACTCACCATGTTTAAATTATTCCTATATGCTGCGAAGTTATTAAATCTGAACAAAATAATTAGAAAAACGCCGAATTATTCTACGGTTTTGGAATTTCCGGTAAAATCCCAAATATCCTTTGTAAACCTCCCACAATCATCCTACTATACATTTTTAGACCTGCACCATCTGACACCCATGGATGAACCCCGTCAGAAATATATTTTTTCCAATTACCACAATTAATACCGCTTGTTCTATACCCATCAATTACGGGTATTCCTAACATACCAGCAACCTCAATTTCAGCGTCAACATAATCAAGTAATGTAAGCCCTAATTTATTTTTTCCAACCTCGTTATAGCCGGGCTCATTGCTCTCGTACTCATTACATAACCTTGCGGCATATATTGGTGTTACAACAACAATAATTGAGTTAGGGTATAACTTTTGCATTTTTAAAAGCACATAAGCGAATGCAGATTTAAAAGTACCCTTATCTAATGTAGTTTCATCAAATTCATTAAAGTAAGTTCCGTTTTGTTCACCGTATAAAACGGGTTTTTCACCCATTGGAACATTATAATACCAATCATTTGTTCCACCTTCTAACAATGCTAATGCCACACTTTCGTCAGATTGCAGTGAATCAACTCTTGTGCAAAACGGGGAAAATTGTGTATATGCACTCGAAATACAACTACCTGAAACCGTATTATTTATCAGTCCTCCTAATTGTAGATAATCTGCAATATATCTATGCCATGTATAGTACGTTTTATTAAAATATCCATAGGTTTCAGGTCTTTTAAATAAGGTTTGTGTTTTATTGTATGTAACTCCAGTTGCTCCAAACGAATCGCAAAAGGTCATCCATGTTTTATTAAAAAACGGGAATTGCTTTGTTAGCATAGGATGATTTATTTCTTCGTTAAAACCTAATACATTCAAAATTTTATTTTTGTCTGTATATGGCTCATATTCAGTGTTTACCCCTTCTATGGAATCAACCTCTTCTACCATTAATGTAGATAATTTATCTACACCAAATGAGAATTGTGCAAATGCGCTTTCTTCTGTTCCAACCAAATACTGTTGATTATTTGCTTGTACTAAACTTGATTTAATAACCTGTCTATTTTTATCATATAAGCCATTATATGAAACTTGATATTTTTCGTTACATCTCAATATTTTCCCATTTTTAATTGGTATAAGCCCCGTCAGTGCATACCCATCCGCCGATATAATTTTCCCTTGGTTATTCATGTATTGGTTGAGCAAACATTCCTCATGCATACAAAGATTTTTACCAATAGATTTGTTTAGCTTATAATCTATTTCTTCAAGTATAGATGCTTCCAATTTTTCTTTTGTTATTGTACCATTACCGATTATAGGTACATAATCTGAAGGCATCTGTTCACTTGTAAGTTGAAAATCTTTTTCTGTTATCACTTTACGGCCTCGATAAATATCCGCACCACTTCCCAAATTAGACAATGCAATGTAACTTTTATTTGAAGTTAGGAAACTTCTAATTTCTTCATTTGTTGTTTTTTGGCATTGTGCACTAATACGCCAATAAAAAGCTCTTTCCGGCAACAATTTACCTCCAGTTAATGACGTTATATTTTCAATAAATTCCTTATTGAAATCATATACTGATATTTGATATACATTGCCATATATCGTTTTTCCTGCAAGATAACTTATTTCTTGATAATCTTCTGAATAAGCATAACTTGCATGAGGAGTTATTTCGATACCATTATTACTAATATAACCTCCGCCAGTCCAATTTACTCCTTCAATATCTAATAGATTTTGTGACAACGGGCTATTTTCAAGAGTTGCTTTATTAAATAATTCTCCTTCTAGTTCGGTAAGTTGTTTTTGCTTTGGTATCTTTTCCCAATTACTATCTTTTACCCATTCAGTATCTGTAAAAGATGTCCCAACATACTGCTCATTAACCCAGTCGCTATCCGTAGGCTTATATGAAATCTGCATACCAGCCTTACGCTCCTTTGCAGGAACTTTCTTTCTCGTAGTAGCCGCGTCAGTTTTCCATTCCAAAATTTTATTTCCACCTTCTGAACCTACATTCTTCCAGTTTGCATCAGTCGTCCATCCAGATACGTCAGAACCGATAAACTGTTCTGTAACGCTGGTGGTCGCATCGGTTTTATAAGTAATGATCAGTCCGACCTTTCTTACATCGGAAGGTACAGCTGCACGCGCCGTAGCGGAAGTATAGAATCCGCCGCCTAACGGCACATGTTTATCTACATTATATAGTCCAACATTGTTTGCTAGCTCAATAAGTTTATCATCCCGTTTCTTTAACTCTTTATCGGCAGCTGTTTTGTCATAATAATCCTGCTCGAGTTTGTTAATCCCTTCCAGCATTGCAGTACCTACACGGTTTGCCGTGTTCTGTTTGTTTGTCTTCTCATCACGGATCTGTATAGCCAGTTGCTTTAATTCATCAAATGTTTTTGTTGCCATAATATTTTGTTTTTTACGAAGTAAACTTACCGAGTTATTCTACAAAAAGACATAAGTTATTTGCGCCGTTTCCGGGTACCGTACAGGCGTGACCGGAGTGTAGTACTGCGCCTGTGATTCGCTTCCTCGATTTTGTCCACCAGCAAACCACAGAACTCTTCGCCATACATGTATGCCATTTGCTCCTTCAGTACCATGATGGAAGCGAAATAGGGACGGGAGAACCATTCTCGTGGTTTACGAGGATCCCCGGACGTATAGTATCCACCGGGCTTAGGGCCAACTTTTCGGGGAACATTCAGCCCGTGTTCTTCACGATAAACAGGGTCCAAGATCTCCAAATTACCACCATTATCCTTCTTGTATCCGTTACCTACACCCATATCCTGGTACATACCATACTCCAGAAACTTGTGCTGGATGGTAGACATCGAGTCTGTGGACGATATGACGTTGTCACGGATCTGCTGGTGAAGCGAATAGGTATTAATAACGTGCAGCCTCTCTATTTTCTCTCGCCAGATTTTTACCATCATATCCGCCCAGGCTTCCTGATATTTCTTGCGATCTTCGTCAGTAGCTGCCGGACGGTTCGTATTTGTCTTAGCCATCCCACTCATCCTCCTTGTAACATAAATCCGTCGGTTCGGTCAGCTCGGCCATAAAATACAAGCCGGTACAACCGGATATGAAATACTCACCCAGTTCACGGGTATAAATACGGGATACATTCAGGAACGACAAATCAAGGTCTTCGTAGATGTATTTGTCACGGATCATCCGGGAATGGAACTGCCGGAAGAGCTGCCGGCAAATATCCAGTTTTGCCGCACGATCAGTCATATCACCAAAACGGTAACGTATCAGAAGAAATACCGTGAAGGTACGTTTCTTGAACCAGCCACCCCCGATTTGCTCCGTGGCTGCATCGTTAGTATCATCGATGCAAACAAAAGCGGACTGCTTCCGGAAATTGTCGAGTACATCCTGAAGCGAATTGATAGCGCTACAGGAACATGGAAAGAATGAGTTGGCTTTAGCCAGTTTATTTCTTTCTGTCAGCTCCCTGAAATAGACATGTCCGTCAAAGAATTTACTTGTGTCCATATTTTTTTGATTTGAGTTCTTGAATATCGTACGCTTTTGCATCCAATTCGGTCAGTGCCCGCCAGCAATCCATCTGCAGGACTTCCCTTTCCTTCGTCACGTCTCCACCGGTCAGTGCCCGGATCTGGGCGTTCATTGCACCCATCAAGTCGGGCAGTTCCGGCTGATCAGCATCGTCCTGCCGGTGGAACGGCTGGAAGAAATGAGGAAAAAGGGAAGCAAAATATAGTTTGACACTCCCCCACCAGAGGAATACGGAAACCAGTTCATATTCTTTAATCCGGGATAGAGCTGCTTTCAGCGAACCTCTGATACCCGGCTTCTTCTTATAGAGGAAACCATACAAAGCTTTGAGCCGGGAAACGTCCTGCGAATACAGATAGCCCTGGTAATGGTTCTCACAGCAGAGATAATCTTCAAAACTCAGGCCATGCAACATCGCATCAATGGCATACCGGCCGCCTATACTGTCCAGCCGCACAGGATAGGCATTCGGCTCGGACAGGAAATCAATCTGCCGGAGAAAGCTGCGGACCCGCCAGTCCTGCAGAACAAATCTCAGTTTCTTATGCCAGTTCAACCGGAACGTGCACAGCCATCCCACTTTTACCCGCTTGCGAATACGGATCCCGGTAAAGCGCATAAAGACGAAAGTCTTTGCCTTGACCGGAGAAAACAGGGTGATGACCAGGAACACATACCGAAGCTGTTCCTGATTGAGCTGTTGCCAGGAAGAAGGGAAGCGAAAATCAAGGATCCTACCCCCAAAAGTATATGGAATCTTCTTTTTCATTCTGGTAAGTCTGGAAATGTTTGACTTTGTAGGCTTCGGAATCCTTGTAGCTGGTGAATACCTCCACCTTGGATTCCGCATAATTCTCGATGCGCTCCAGCATACTCTTTGCAGCTACCCAGTTTTTCATAATGCAGAAACCGATAAACTTGCACATGTAGTCGGCCATAGCGGTTTCCTCCTTGGTAAAAGCATTGCGCCGGGTCTGCTCAAGCATATGGTCAAAGAACTCGGCCGACACATGCTGCCGGATCTTTTCTTCGGCCTGGTACATTCGCGAGCGACATTCGTTCAGGCTGGAACGATGTACATCTGAAGAAGGGAATTCAACATACATCTGCAGCTGCCGGGCGGTATAAATCAAGTTCGGAATATTGATACGAGCCTGTGCCGTCTCTGCCCAGTCAGTGCCGACCAGCAGCTCCAGACAACGGTCATAAGTATCTTCGTAAGCGTTTGTGACTTGCTGCAGCAGGTTCTTGACTCTGTCAGCAGAAGCCGGAGCCAGATTCTGGTTAGACACCACGCCGAAACCGGTGGGTGTCAGTACCAGGTCAAGCTCCGGGATCTGCTCCTGGTAGGTACGCAGACAAACCAGCTTTGTAACCGCCTGTTCGAGACCGGGGACAGACTCCAGTTTGTCGGCCATGTCGCCCAGCAGCACCCGGTTAATGCTTTGCAGGGTGTCGTCGAAGTGAGGGGCGATCATGTCATATACCTCTGCCGTGGAATTGGTGGCAGAGGAACATATCTTTTCGAAAATTTCTTGTGAAAATGTGATAGCCATAAAAGTTCTGTTTTAAGATTTGCTTTCAAGGTCTGAAGCAGTCTGCTGCTTCGCGTCGGTATTCTGATCCAGTGTTGTGAGCAATACCATGGGGACATCGGGATATACTTTCTCACTCCAGCCATTGTACTCGATGACGATGTTATGAGGAAGGTTCATCAGGTCATGGAAGGGGATCTCCAGTGCCTGCTTGAGTGTGAACAGCTCCCGCTTGTCAGATCCTGAGTTATTGCTTTGGCTTTTGCCGGGCGTAGCACCTACCAGATTAGGATGGATGTTGTCACCGTAACAGGTGATGTTACTGGCTTCCTGAATGTCTTCGCTCCAGTCGCCACCTTCCTTGCCGGTCTCCACCACATTAATCCGCACCATCCGGACTTCACGGCCATTCGGATCAATATAGTAACCGGTAATCCAAACCTTGCCGCTGTTTTCAATCCCGGAAACAAAGTTCTTGATGTTCTCCTTTTCTTTTTTGATTCGCTCCATCTTCTTCAGCGGATCGGTGATATGATCTTCTGCACAAATGTTGTTCCAGTAGTCCTTATGTACTTCGACCTGGTATTTCACGCTGGCATGGTTACGGAGTTTTGCCTTCTTGCCCTTCCCGATCAGTCGCTTGATATCATACCAGTCACCCCGAAAAATACTGGTGTAATAAGGTATCGGATAATACTGGAACCCGGGTGTCGGGAAGCGCACAAGAATAGCAAACTTACGTTCGCTGGTACGGACTCTTGTAATGCCATCACGTCCCGGTTCATGGCCCATCAGCACCATCAGATCACCCAGCGGATCACGGGGATCAAGCAAGCGAATGACTTCGTAATCTTCCGGACGGAGTGAAGCGTTATCGCGAAAGTTGGCATAAATCACATGATTGATTTTGCCGTTTTTCGCTTTCTCAAACCGACAGTAACAGGCTTCTTTGTGAATCAGCCGATTAATTTTTTTGCCGTCTTTCGACAAGATGATGACTGAAACACAGAAAAAGAAATACTTCATATCCGTGGCCTGTTCAAGCTGAAACAGTGGCAGACTGTTCCGGACCAGCCAGCGTTTGATTTCGGGATGGGTTGTCGGCTGCTTCGTGTCTACGTCCATATACTTCAGTCCGGCACCATAGCAGGTGATAACATTGAACAGTTTGTTCTGGCTCATCACTTCATCGATACCAATCATTTTAATAATTTCAAACGGAAGCTGGTTGTTTTCGCCAAAGTTGACATACGACATACCTTGCCGATTCGGCACAGGTGTTGTTCTGATGTTCGCGTCTTCGTCAAATACCAGGCTGCTGTCTGTCACGGAAGCCATTTCAGTGGCCACATTGGAAACCTCGATGTCGAATATCTCACCAGGCACGAAGTTTGTGTCGTATTGTGGAATTGTCTTGTCCATATCAGAGATAAATTGTCATGTTGTTAATTTCAAAAAGAGAGATATCGCGAAAAGTACGGATCAAGCCGGATGCCGGAAGGCGAACACGGTGAATGCCTTTCCTCCAGTGCGAACCGACACACACCGCGCCGCGGTATACCAGGATATCGCCGGTACTGAGTTTCCACAGCTTCAGGTTGCAGGGCTGTCCGGACTCAAGCAACCGCATAGCGTCTTTGATATGTATTACGTTCATAGGCATCAGTTATATGTGTCATCAAATGAGTCATCGAAAATATCCGGAAGCAGACGAAGCCGCTGCTGGTACCGGGATGAGAGGATGTAAGAAACCGTGAAAGCAAACAGGCCATCGTCAGCATCGCTCCGGCTGGTATTGCTCTCTGTAATGGTTATCGGGATATCGCCGGAATCATCCATCAGCCAGACTTCCATGGACCGAGCCACATCATCAGCCAGTGAGAACATGGACTCAGGAATATACCCCGTGCTGAGTGTATGCTTGCGCTGTTCATCGACATGATAGGTTCTGTACTGACCGGCAAAGTAAGCCGCACTACGGGTCAGTTCCGGTTCCTGAGTATCACCGCCCACAAAATAGAATGTCTCGACAGATCCGAAAGAGTTCCGGAACTTCAGACCGACAGATACCGGTTCGCCCTGATCTACACGGAAAGTCTGTTTCCGGGCACCGGCCAGAATGGTGTACCGCAACAGCCGGTAACCGGACTGGGTAAAACGTGAAGGAGAAACATCAACAGAACGAATCCCATAGTCGGCCACACTACCCAGAGAACGGGTGGACTTGAGCAGCTTATCCTGATCATTGACAAAGACACACTCCGCTGTCACCGGAATAGTCGTACCGCCTGAAGACAGTTTTCCGGTCGTCAGGTACAGCGTTTCCGTGCGGCCAAAGGAAGTTATCTTGTCACAGCCGGCCAAGGTAGTCAGAAAGTAGTTGGTCACGAAATCCTCTGCACTGCAGGGGATGATAGGACGGCATAACAGCACCGTGAATGTCTTGCTGACAGTCGTTTCTCCGGATGCTGAAACCTCGTAGCTGAACTGTGTCATCGGTGAAGCGAGAAGGTACGATTCCATGAGGGAGAATAGGTCAAGTATGCGAATCTGGTTGCCGGAGTCCGGCGTGTAACTCTCCTGAAGGATGACGGTATTCGATTGCTTCAGCACAAAGGTAACCTGCTTGTCGGTATTGACCGTAAAGTTGTCCAGCTGTGAAGACAGTACGAAGTCGGGTATATCTTGTGAAATGGTGAGCATGATTCTTTGTTTTGCTCAAAGATACCCGGCTCCGGAAAGGGGTAAAAAGACAAAAGGCGCAGCACCCTAATGGTACTACGCCTTCATATATCCGATTAAAGTCTGCAAGCTATCTGCGCTGCATCATCCAAGCCGGTTTCCCTTCTGGATTAATTGCTATCTTAAAACCTTTTTTGAGTAAGTTAAACGTTATATCGTTAATACTTATATCGATCATCTCACTTAACTCGTCTTGTATCTGTTACGATGTCTTAAATACCGTATAATCTGTAACTTCCTTAGCTGGAAACCATTGTTCACAATATTGCTGAAGAACTAAAACATCAAATTCTACTCCCTCTTCCATTTGTCTCCTCCTTTCTGTCGTTAAGGGCAATACCCATTATCTTGTATAAATCCTCGAACTCCTCTCTCTGGCACATGATGCTATCACGACCATTCATACATATCTGGAATTCTTCGATGAATAGCCCATTCTTATTGTAATAAGAAGTCTTCTGTACTCTGAAAACCGCTTTTTCTACATTGTCATCCACTATAAACCTCCTTTCTTGCAAAGTAAGATGGAACCAGCAAACCAGCACAGGCAGGCGACAGCGGCCAGCCAATGGGTAAAAACGGAGCATGCGAAAATACTGAAGGAAGTCAGTGCCTGAGATATCAGCATAGCCTGACGGTTGGATACTTTCTCTTCCATGATGTAGGAAAAGAGACTGTTTTCACGATTAAGCCATAATGATATACGGCTTTCTTTTGCCTGAATAACAGGCAATGCAATTTGATTTTTCATTTTTGTAGTGCTTTAAAATGAAACAATATGTTAGTTAATTACAGGAAAGGGAACAAAAAAAGGTTCCGCTTTCCCGTTGCACTACACCTGAAACAGGCAGTGGGCGCATTAACGCTCCACACGGGGGTCGGAACCCTATGGGTATATAGCCAAAGCTATGGACATAAAAAATGCCCGCAGCAAAGTTATTTGGCGAGCCTTCGCGCGCCTGTTTCAAATGTAGTGCATTGCAAAATTACAAATTTGCACAATAAAAACAACCATTTATACCGAAAATGTTTCAAAATTGTTATTTTGCTCCGTAAAGGAATAAAATAAAGTATCAAAAAAGTAAAGAATGTATCAAAAAAGTTGTTTTTGATACATTCTTTTACAGAATCTTTAAGTCATGTTCCTTTTAGGGAGTACAAGGTAAAGATTAGAATATGCTTTTCTTGTTATTTATAATAAATAGCAAAAGCATATCGATAGAAATTAAAGACACTCAAAAGTTTATCACTCTTGTTTTAACTTCTCTAATCTCTTTTCATATTTCAGTTTGTTTGATTCTGAAAGTTTATGGTTTAAAGCATATTCAAGCATCCTTGTTTCATTTGATTTGTCACCCAACTTCCGATAGCATTGGATGATTCTGTCTGTTAAGTTCAAAACAAATTTATCCTTATTGAAATAAAAGAGATAAAGATCAAGTGCCTCTTTATATTTGCCTTCCTTTTGGAGAGAATACGCTTTATCTAGTTCTCCTTTCTCATTCTGTTTATTAATATTATATTCAACAGATTTTAATCGTGATTCATATTCAGGAATATATTCTTCCTTGCCTTCATCTTTACATACTGCAATAATTTGCTGTATCAGTTCTTTTTCCTTGTCATAGGCTTTCATATTACGATAGCAAATGCAAGCCTGGTGCAAAGAATACAGACCAGATTCATTCGCAGCACATGACAAAAATATCTCAACGGCTTTTTCAGGCTCACTATATTTTAATTTTTCAGCAAGCTCCAAATCGGGGTTGGCTTCATGGGCAAGGCTACGTTCTGTGGTGATTTTAACTGACACTCCATTCCCAACATATTGTCCACTCTTCGACATCATTTTTTGAATTTCCAAATTATCATCTGGAGTTCTTGCGTCTGATGGAAGGTAAACGTCTGCATAGATAAAAGGAATGTTGTCGCTGGTCACTTTTGTAACGACACATTTGTAAATATTGTCTTTGTAGACAAAAAAGCACATAGAATACTTTTTTTCTACATAACCAATATGATTCCCATCCGAAGTTAATACCATCATTGCAAAGGTGTCATGATCATTATGTGGCTCATGGATTAAAGTCAGTTCATCGCCTACACGAAGACTTCTCGCTGCATTAATATCGGCATCAGAGCGATAGGATGTACCCTTCACTGCAAAATTTATTTTTTTTGCTGTGGAAGGTATTTCCTTAACTCTTTGCACATTAGACGCATAACTAAATCGGGATCGCTCATTGTCATAATTTGAAGTATCGTCACTCATTCTATTAGTATTATTATTTGATGAGTTATTCGATTTCTTCAAATAAGCGATAAATACAAATCCAACTAAAAATATTATAAGAATAAATCCAATCATACTTATTTATGTCTCAAAATAAATTTTGCTGTTGCGGTTCCTTCGTTGAATCCTTGTACTTTTTTATCATACCAAGCATTAGCTCATCCCTATCGATACCTTGCATGATAGCTTCTTTCAGTGTCGGAGTTGTATCTTTATCTTTCAAATCCTTTTTGTTCTGACGAAGCTGCCCATTAGCACGAGTATTAAGATAATCCAGCACTATTGACTCTGTAACAAATTTCAATTTGCGGTAGGGAGTTGCATTGGCGTTGATCAAATCTTCCAGCATCTGGAAGAATTCATCCTTTTCTCCATTCTTGAATTTTTTCATCAGATAGTCAGACACCACCACTACATCAATATCCTTGTCAAAATTTGTAGTTCTGGCATATCCGCCCACATTACCCAACAACTGCATGAAGATATCCAGCCTTCCAGCCATACCCGGAGAAATAAAAATTTCACGATTGTAGAATGTCATTTCTCCACTGTCCATAAAAGTCTTGAACCACAAAGCATCGTAGGTCAAGTTTACATTTTCTTTTTTTATAGCCATATTCTTAGTGTTTAGTTATTTCGCTCATTATTTCGCATAATTCCTTCTCATAAATAAGTCGGATGTTCTTCCCTTTAGCATTAAGTTCCTCGATTTTCTTTAGCTTGGACGGGCCGGCACCTTCTCCGACAATAACAATATTTGTCTTGCCTGATATTGTCGTATTTATATCTGCACCGAATGATTTCAAGATAGAACCGAGTTCATCGCGGTCAGGGTAGGCGCAAAAGACACCTGTAATTACCACTTTCTTTTGGAAAAAAATCGTATCCTTGTTTTCTATTTCTTCCTCAGATAAGGGCATCAGGGTGTCATGTTCGTACTTACGTGCGTCCTTGTTGGCCATCACTTCCTTCAGGTCGTAATGTGCAAGGTCTTTCGCCAGGTGTCCCTGGTAGCAGAGATAGAGCTTTGCACAGGCTTCCGCATCAGCCAGCGCGTCGTGGTGATTAACAAGCAGGATACCGTTTTCTTCGCAGCATGTTTTTAACCCTTTTCCATACAGTTCCAGTGTATCGACGTAGTGTGTCAGGTTAATACCGGTCAGACCATAGTATTCCATACAGCTCCTGAAGACATTAATGTCTGTGGAGCTGTTATGGCATACAATCGGAAGATCTCCGATGAAGGATTTTAGCAGAGGGAACAGTTCGGAGAAGGTGGGAGCGCCGGCTACCATCTCGTCCGTCAGTCCATGTACATGGGTGTTGCGTTCAGTTCTAGAGTCAGGTATCGGTTTGATAAGTGAGTAGAACTTCTGGCTGATCACTCCACTATGGACTCTTACAAGTCCTATGGCGCATGCACTGGTCAGCTCCGGTGTCATGGTTTCAAAGTCTATTGCGACGAAATCTTGTGTTTCCATTTTACGGCTATTAAATTTATTATAAAAAATATAGCCCAAATGTAATAAAATGTTTAGAGGAGGGCAAAAAATCCAATAAAAAAGGAGCCTACTAAGAGGCTCCTTTTATCTCTCAGTCAAAGCAAAGTGTTGAATTAAACAGTGACCGACATTAAATCTTTTGCTAGATTATGTAACCCTCTGGCTATTTTTTCAGCCTGTTGAGGGCGTGGCTTGCTTCTGCCTGCTGCATAATGTGCAAGCTGCTTTTGATTTATTCCAGTAATAGTTTGTAGAGCAGAAAAAGAGAAAATACCCTGATAATAAAGTAATAGGCTTTGCACGTCAAATTTGTACACAAGTTCATATTCTCCATCAAAGACCGCAGGATATTCATCTCCGTCCTTTTTGGCGCAATCTACATAAAAGCGGATGCTGTCGACAACCTCTTTTTTAAAGTTGTCAAAATCACCAGTAGTAGCTACAATCCACCCCGGGAGTAATTCACATGCACCACTATATCCGTTTTCAGTACGTGCGGTTTCAATAACAACTTTATCCATATAATATTGTATTAAGTTTTCAAATAAAGCGGTCTTATTAGGACCGCCTATGTTGAATTAAAAATCTATTAGAGCAAGCGCTCAGGGTTAAAATTTTAACCCTGATTGCTTTTCAATACTCTTTAGCAAAAATCCCCAAACATCGTCTGAAGTATGACCGTTGACGGTTACTTTTCCTTTCTTGACAGGATGTTTGAACTGACGATGGCTGCCTTCTTGATTCGATAGATACCATCCATCATCCTGCAATTTCTGGAGAATTGCTGAAACTTTCACTGTCTTCATAGATCACTGTTTTAATTCAACAGTGCAAAGATAGTAATTTTACTATTATCTACAAATGAAAACGATAAAATAATAGTAAAATAGTTACTATTATCGCCGCTTTTAGGCGTAGAAAAATCGAAATACCTTATTCCCCGCCGCCCGATTTTATTGCCAACGAAGTGATGAAGCGGTAAAATCGGGCGGCGGGCGGCTATTATGCTACCCACCTCCCTAAATACTGTTCCAGCCTTTTGCAGCCCCTACAAGCGCCCTTCATCCCCATAACTATAATAATTGCTATCCGATACTATCACGTGATCAAGCAAACGGATATTCATTACCCGCCCTGCTTCCAGCAAAGAATGTGTCAGACGGTCATCATCCTGACTTGGGCGCGTATTTCCCGATGGGTGATTGTGGCAAAGTATCATGGATGTAGCGTTACACTGAAGGGCTATTTTCAAAATCACTCTTACATCTACCTGCGTAGAAGCCAGCCCACCGACTGAAATTCGCTGCTTTCTGATTACACGGGAGGCCTGATTCAGAAATACAGCCCAACATTCCTCGACTTTTAAATCTGACAGATAAGGGGACATTACCTCGTACACGTCTGTACTGGTATGTATTGTTTTGTAGTTGTTCTTCCGTTCCTTGATCCGCTTATATAGTTCTATCACTGCCAGCGCCATTTCCCTGCGTGCAGGTGTCAGCAAATTGCAGATATCTTCTATCGACACATTGCTACCATTTGCCAGCATGGCACTCACCTGCCTGCTTGTTTCCTTGCTATTAGTCATTTGATACACTACTTCTGCGTCACTCAAGTGACGGCACTCGCCACAAAGTTCAAATAAATCTTTCATAATGAGGGTTATTAAGTGGTTATACAAATAATGTTCGAGCTAAAAACAGACCGCCGACAACAGAAGCTCCCAGCGCTTCCAAATGACAGGCAAAACGGGCATAGGAATAACCCCGAGTTATTACATCGTCAAAAACAAGTACCTTTTTCCCTTTGAAAAAATCTGTGTCAAAGTTGATTATCTGCACATTATTGACATGCTTGCCCAATTTGCTTTCATGTACCGCCAGCCGTTCCCCTTCCACCTTGATATGATCATAAGCGTTGGCGACTCCTGTCAGCCTCGATACTTCTTTTGAGAACTCCTTATAGCGGATCTCGTTTTTAAGCTGACTGCTGGCCGGAATGCAGGCAAAAACAATATTCCCGGTTTCAGTTCCGAATTGTTCACGGATCTTCTTTGCTACAAGTTTTGCGGCAGGGATCGTACATTTTCCGTCCTTGAAGGCCCAGACAAAATTTCTTATCTGCCAGTCTCTTGTACTGGCTTTATACTTTGTAGGCAAGTAGTCAAAAAAAGAAAACATGTACTTTCTGCACTGATTCAGCATGGATCCGGTAAATTGTTTCATGGCCGTAAAATTTATTCTGGTGCCGAGCTCGGGTGATGAGCCTTTTTTTCTGCTCTTCCTGCTCTGAGCTTTTTTTTATTCCGTTCGCTGTCGCTACGGTTTGTTTCGCCTTTTTACGCCACATTAAAAGGTGTTCAGTTTCACTCAAGACTAAATTCCGAAGTAAAGCTGTGCCCTGAAATACGACCTGAACCTGTGAGGGTGGAGATTTTTTACAGGAAATTAGACGGGTGAAAATGAAGATATACCTTTGTGGAGTGAAAAGCGAAAACCGCAGTGTCGTAGGAACAGATAAGGGGCGAAGAGCAGACCAGAAGAGCAGTATACCCAAATTCAGAAAGACTAACGAGTGTCTTTCTACCGCTTTAACCCGAAAAGTCCCCATTCCATCGGCAATCGCAGGCTATTTGCTGATGGAATGGGGACTTTTCGGGCGCCAGCAGGTTGTGTGGCAGCAAATTAGCCCGAAAAAACAGGCCTAAACAGAGGGATTTGCTTGGATTTTCCGCCCATCCGAAACAAAAACGGCACATTATCAAACGAATACCCCCACCAAACACCGCATTTTATGCGGACGTCGGGAATCCGACCCCCCACCGCCCTACGCATTAGTTAACAACCGTTAACAGATTTAATGCGGAATATGTATCGATACATTTTCCTACACGCACGGTACGCAGCCACGCATGCATAAAAAACAGCCCCGACAACCATCTTGCACGGTCATCAGGGCTTACATTAAGAAAAATCTAATTAGTTTATTGAAAACTACATAGAGGATGTCACAAACATATCGAATGTCATCTGCGGGAAACGCTCACAGCCGATACACAGCGTATCGAATGCATCCGAACCGTCTGTTCTCGCCTGAAGCTGGTCTTCTTCGGTCTCTGCCAGCTTTTCACCCCGCTTATCCTTGCCACCGTTGTACACACCTGCTGTCTGCACAGAGATAAGCAGGTCTTCGTTGTTCTGCTCGTTGAAGAATGGGATAAGCTTTGCCTTGCCGGCAAACATACGGTTGAGGAGCAGCCACTTCTCGATGTGCTTCATTGGGGACCCTATATAGACAGAACGCACCTCCCAGCCTCTATCCTGAAATGCACGCTCAACCACGAAATGGAAGTCCTCGTCATTGACTGCATAGTTTGAACCCAGGGCCGTACTGTCGTAATAGAAGATAACTTCCTTGTGGCGCTGGTGGCGGTAATACTTGCAGAAGTCATCTACCAAGGCCTCGAGCTTACGTTCGTACTTCACCCAGAAGGACTTTATCACTTTCAGTCTGTTCCTGTCCGGTTGCCCGGCTACCAGCCAGTTGATGTTGGCATTAAAGTCAAAGGCTATACAGATAGGCTTATCCCTGTCCAGGTCTGCATCCATCAGACAGGAAGGCTCCTTAATCTTATCGAACTGGTATTCCATACTGTCAAGATAACTGAAGTCGGTAGCATTGTACTTATGCCCTTCAGTCATTGATGAGTAGAAGCCATCCTTACTGATGCCGATACGTCTACAGAGAATGGCCGTCTGGAAAGTAAGCGGTGGCAAATCACGCTTCATCTGATTAATGAATGCTTCCCCCAGCAGCTGCATGTTCTCGATCGTGGAGAATTCCCGGTACAAGACTGCAACAGAACCCATCCGGCATACATCACGGTTCAGGGTGCGCAGATAGTCCTTCAAGTACATAGGAGCTGGTTCAGACTTTGCCTGAAGATCGCGGATTCGTTTCTTTGTTCGCCAAATCTCATGTACTGTCGCCTGGATGACCTCAATCAATTCGGGGTCGCATTTCTTTTCATAGTCCAGGAACCAGGAGCCTTTCTTCGTGACCGGCATGTCGGAGGTAATCAGCATGCCATGGTGGAAGTAGTGATGGCCGAAATACTGCTTGTTACCACGGTTTGCCGGAAGAGTTTCGTCCTTCAGCTGCTCAAAGTCGATATACTTTGCTTCATCGATGTCCAGGTAATCCAGTGAAAAGGAGTTAGATGTTCCGGAACGGTCCTGGCTGATGATATAACCTATCGAGCCGTTGTAGAAGGAAATCACATTCTCCCAGTTGTCGGGCTGGAAGATGGGTTCACCCCATCCCCAGGACTTCGGCGGTTTCTTGCCGATAGTCCAGTGTACGTCGCGCTTGAAGCCCCAGCGTTGCCAGTGGATCAGCATGGACGGGATGGTATTGGTGAGGGCACGCTTACAGTTGGCTGCCACAAAGCCGGTGATGCTTCCTGGCATGCGCTGCATGTTGCGCAGGTTGATGGCGGCATGAATCGGACCTTTACCCCAACCACGTCCGGCACAAAGCACTATGTCTTTTGCCGGGGTGAATAGGACCTGCTGCTGGGTGTCATGGAAGTATTCTCTCATGGTTCGGGTGCCTCCTGTGATTTTTTAGGGTTGAAAATATCGTCTTCGTTGAAGTCGGCATCCTCAAACTGGATGTCCTGGACATCCTCATTCATATACTGCTTAATCTTATCCGCAATGCGCTGCCGGATGTTCGGTATCGGTTTAATTCCGATAATCGTCGGGTCGCTGTCCGGCTGGAAGGGTTGCACCACAATCTTGTCGTAGCCTAAGTCCTTGGCATCTTCCTTGTCGAGCTGCATGTACTTGGCGTAGTAGTTGTCACAGGCGGCCATCGCCCGGGCGTCCTTCATGCGCTTGGCCATCTCGTAACTCTCTTCGTTACGCTGGATGAAGCGGTAACGATGGTAGTCCTTGGTGGCTTTGTTCAAATCACCCAGCAGGTATTTGATGATGCGGATGTCTTCGTAGGCAGCTGATTTCTGTATCTGGTATCGCTTCTGAAGCTCGAGCACGATCTCCTGCTCCCGTATGCGCGGGTACTGGAGCCAGTAATTATACATGTCCCGAAGCCGGAGCAGACGCTGCTGGATGACTTCGGGAATGTTACGCTCCCGCATCTCGTCGACCGAGGCGAAGAGGTTTTCTTTTGCAATATCAATCGTCGCAGGTAATGGCATAGTTATAAATCTTCGTCGGAATCCATGTCACGCAGATATGATCCGACAAGCTGCACAGCCAACGGACTTCCGGCTTCAGCCAGTTCCAGCTCGTTCTGCCGGATCTGAAGAGCGCGCTCGGCTTTCCCTTTGCGGTAGGCTATGCTGGCCGGATGAGACTTGTCGGAAATGATTTCTCGCAGACGGCGTTCGTCTACGTCCATCAGAACTGCAATGTCTGATACCGGGGTGAGCATTGTAGCGAGTTCCTTGATTCTGTCAATCTGTGCTGAAGTGAATTCCATTGAGGTGTATGCTGCGGGTATTAATAATTTCGGAAAACTGGTCTCGTAAGGTGAGGAAGATGTCAGGCTGTGTCGTGATCATCGAACATTCAGTCCGGTTTCCTCGCGTCTGATTCTGACTGGTAACGACTGTGATCATCCAGCGGTCGTTCTCTATAAGCAGTACCTTGGAGTGATTCTCCGTGAGGTACACATCATCGAACACGGAAGACATAAAGGTGTACAGATTTACAGTCTTCTTGGCTGCCTTCAGGTCGGCCATCAGGACAGAGTGAAGAATCAGCTGCCGTTTTCGGAGGGAGAACAATCTGCGCAAGAACTCCTCGGAAGTAGAGAAGGTGGACACGTAGACTTTAGCCGGTCCGGTCTGTGACAGGATGAACTCGAGGACATCAAAAAGCTGAAGCCGGTTATCCAGGTACGCCTGTAACGGCACATCGGATAACGGCTTCAGCAATCGGTTTACAATCTTCATACCTTAAGTCCCAGTTCACGTAAGGCATTTACCTGATCTTCACCCACGTTGTTACCGGTAGAAATCAGGAAATCGTATCTCTGCTGTACCTTAGCCAGCAGCTTCTCGTACTTCTCCTGGTCTCCGGATTCCTTCAGCTCTGCCAGTTTCTTTTTGTTGTCTGACAGATAGCCGCGGGCTGCACTGACTTTTTTGGCCATTTCAGCGGGGTCTTCAGGTGATTCACCTTCTGTACCGCCGGCACCCTGAGTGTCCGGATTGAAATGGTCGTACTTGTTCATGTTATCCCGATATCTGGCATCCAGCTCTTCCAGTTGCTTCAGGTATTCGTACCTGTCGCATGGAAGAGCATCCTTCATGGTTTTCAAGGTCTCAAAAGTCTGCTTCAAACGGAAGTAGATGTCTTTGTTGTCTTCCCACAGCTGACGGATTTCTTCGGGTAGTGAATCATGATCCGCGCGTTTGCCTTTGGCAATGGTCGCTTCTTGCGGTGTGTCGTCGTCAGAACTGATTTCAGGCTGGAAGGTGGCCAGTGTTTCAGCTACGGCCGGAACCAGCTCTTTGTCCATCTTGACCACGTCCTGAATCGTCTTTCGGTCCAGACGGATGGCCAGATGTTTCTTCAGCTCATATTCAATCTTGCTTGCAAACTTCTGCGGATTGTGGGAAATATTCTGATAAAGGATGCGGTTACGGGTCAGCTTGAGCACCATTTCCGCACCTTTCATCAGGTCACGCTTGGCCGGCTCCGTATTGAGCCAGCCTTGCATGTTTATTGTTAACTGTTCATCTATGTACATAATTGTAGCCTCCTATTATTATCCACCCGGAAGGATTGCGCTACCATCCGCTCCGGAGATATCGCCATCTTCTGTTTCGATTTTACCTGTGTAGAACGGTGACGGGCAAATGTCCGTACACTGTGCCGTGAGGGTAGTTCCGGCTGTACCTGTTTCTCCTTCGCCGGAGGTCTGGGAGATTGTTGTATCAGGATCATAAGCTTCTGAACCTATCACACGAAACTTTCCGTTACGCTGCTGGCATAGATAAATCATCTCATCATTATTTGCCTGTCGGCAAAATCCTGATGCTTCTTCGTCTGTACCGGCATATAACAATGTGGCTTTGTTAAGAATCGTTTTGGAAGGCTTTTCACCTTGTGAATCAGAGGTAATGTTGGATTTGGTGGTCAATACCTCCAGGTACTGCCATTTCTTGTCTGCCGCCAGCACAAAGTCGCCTTCGTATGTGGCTAATGCTGCCATGCTCTCCGCTCCTTCAATGTCAGGAAGCACCGGCCATTTTTCAATCCAGCTTTTCGGAGCAAAGAAAACCTTACGTCTGATACCTGGCTGCGAGGTCTGACCTGGGCACCAGGAAAGGGATTCGTACATCCCTTTGCTTGTACAATCTACTGCCATAATTTACCCTCCTATGCCAGCGAGAACCGGAGTTGTACCGTCGATGGTACCCACCAGCAGACGCTCTTTAGAAATTGATTCGAACTCTGTACCGAAGAACATTGTAGCGATGTAATCCAGCTTGAAGGCATGATGCTTTTCGACTGTAATGTTTTCTGCATCTGCACCATTACCGAAACCAACAAGCATATTACTTCTTGTAGACAGGTGAATGAACGGTGAACCGGCCTTGTTCGCCAGCGGAACCAGTTCACAACGCCCATTTGAACCTTCAAGAACAGCCTTTTCGAAACTGGTATTATAAGGGACATGACCTACGGTAGCCTGGTAATCGTCTACGTAATTGTCATAAACGCCTTGCGGAATGTACAGTTTGGTCTGCGTTTCACGCAACACCGGATCTGCTGCACGGTAGAACTGCTTCAATACATCAACAGCGTTATCCTTACTGATCGCTTCTATAGTGAACATATTACCCAATTCAGCCGAGATTTTGGAAGCATCTTTTTCAGTTTTGGTAATGGTATCAAAGCCATTGAAAAGTTCCTTAGTCTTGGTACCGCTGTCATTACGTTTCGCATTCCAGATAGAAGCATTCAGATTACTACCCATTTTAGCAGTCAGGAATGCCAGTACCTGACGGGCAATATCTACATTTTTCAATGCCTCTCCTTTCGTAATCAGATTACCATATACAGTCTGCCATACTGAGTTTGGAGAAAATTTCTTCACAACGCTACCGAGGAAGGTTTCCAATGTACGCGGATCAATACCTACTCCATCGATATCTTCACGGCCTTCGTCATAAGGTCCCAGTTCAATGTCGCCAGACATCTCTCCTACTACTTCTTTACCGCGAACGCCCGGTCTCTGCGTCATGTGCTGTAATGTCGTACCCAATGCCAGAACCGGCATCATCAGTAATTCCTTCCGATAACGAACAGCCGACTTGGCCAGCTGCTCATCCGTAATTTTTACGTGTCCTGTTGTGTCTGCCATATTATAACAAGTCTTTTACGTCGTTAAACATTGCCTGTGCCGTGTTGAGCTTTTCGATTTCGTCATCCTCACCTTCATCGCCATTGATGTGAGCGGTATCTTCAGCATCATTCTTTAGCAGGTTCTCATTCTGCTTCTTCAGATCGGAAATCTGACTGTCTTTATCAGAAGATTCCTGTTCCAGACTGGTGATTCGGTCATTGAGGGCCTTGACCTGATCTTCGGTAAGTGTAACCTTACCCTCCCTGTCAACTTCCACACCCTCGATTTTCAAGATGGAATTGACTTTCTGATAATCCTTTTTCATTTGTACTGTTGAATGATTGAGTGTTTTATTTTGTGCCTGTAAAGCATTTGTATGCTCTTCTTTTTGTACCTGAGGTTTGAGGAATTTATTCACGAAGTTATTGAACCAGCCAGGTGCGTTTTCTTCATCCGGATTTGCAGTCCTGTTCTCCACCGCAGGTAATGCGGGCAGATGGAACATATTGAAACGGGTCTTCATGGCATCGTCGAAATTCAGTTTCGTGCCGTCTTCTACGATTTCATCTATGAATCCGTATTCAAGTGCTTCGCTTGCGGTAAGCCAGCGGCCTTCTTTCAGAATTGGAAGAATGTCATCCACCTTTTTCCTGCACTTATTTGCGTAGAGATTGGCCAGTACCAGATCCATCTTGTCATTCTCCAGCTTGTTTGCCTTCAGATCATCGATAAGCTGCTGAATCTGGTCGGCATTGTAATTGCCCCAGGCATCCACCCAGTTCGAAACCTTATGAATAAGATAGAATGCATACCGGGACATACAGGTCTTTCTGGCACCCGTAGCCAGTATGGTCGCAGCACTGGCTACATAACCGAAAAGATAGCAGGTCACATTCCCATGGTCAAGGAACTGCTGCCGGATATCAAGCGCATCATCCACCGAGCCACCGAGAGACGATACGCGCACATTGACAGGCTTGTTTTTCAAGCCTGACATCTGGCTGCGGATATAATTCTTCGAATAACCCCATGGGCCAATGTGTGAATCAATACTAATACTATAATCCATATTGTCGAAAATTAGTCTACGCAATATTATACCTTATATATATAGCATAAAAAGACCTTAATCCAATATGGCAAGCATTGGAATGAGGGAAGTTAAGGTAACAGTAACCGTTACGCCAGACTTTCCGCCGGCTGCAGAAGGAAAAGTCTCCTCGTTCTGAATAACCGGATAAGGCTTGTCAGCACATCCGATCAGAAAGCTGGATCCGGTGACGGTCGTCACACGGAAACACAGTTTTTTTGCACCTGGCAATAGTTTTGTTGTGCGGAACATGGTAAGTTTGGTCGTAAAAATGCGTTGTTTATTCTCGATTTTGTCTGAAATCTCGACCGAACTCAGTCCGACGATAGAGATTGGACTGAATTGTTGGAACACATTCAGCCAGACACCGCGGTCGGCTATAATGTCTGAATGCTGAAGGTGATAGGCTTCGATGCATTCAACCTTTTTGATGTTTTGAATCAAATGTACCATATTTTCGTGATTAGATTACGTATGTTCGGTGTTGTTCGGATCTGTACAAAATAGGGCTACTCGTCCGAGCGTTTCCGAGTTAAAGAACCTAAAAAAATACCTCTCCGGCTATAATTCGTTCTCATACGGTAGTATTTCTGCCGTACAGTCTCTGAATAGTCGTCGTCGATACCGTGCATCTCACACCAGGCAGCGATAGTCTTGTTCAGTCCACAGTCCCGGCGAGTCAGGTCACTCATCTCATTCCAAAGGTTCGTCCGAAACAGGTCTTCGATGGTTTCCTTTACAGCTGCCTTGGCTTTTTTGCCCAGGTAGTTGTAATACTGGGGAGGTTTGGCTTTACTATCGGGAATGACGATGGCCGTCAGATCTTCAGCTGCCATTTCCGGAGAAATCTCCGGGGGACGCTTCCGGAGGAATCTTCGGATGACAGCGTTCTCGTTGCTTTGCGGAGGAAACACTACAGGATTGCCCAGACTGTTGTGCAGCCATTGTTTCAAATAAGGTTCCAGTTTGATATAAAAAACGATGTGGCTCATAATGAATGTATTATCTACCACAAAGATAATATATATATTACTTTTTAGGAATTTATATTTCTATAAAAATGGAAAGTAGCATCTGAAATATGACACACATTTCGCCTTCTACACCTTCTACATTTTCTACAGATTCATAATTATATTGAATATCAATCATTTAAATAATTATCTACTTTCTACAATTGTAGAAATCATGTAGAAATTGAAGTCTTTTGTAGAAGGTTTTAACAAAAACGGATTTTTGTAGAATTTTGTAGAAGGTTTGTAGAAGTATTGTAGAATATATAAACACCTCATTTTTAACATTGTAGAATGTGTAGAAAGTGTAGAAGCCTTTTTCACCCCATATGAAAAGGAAGAATGCCCCTCGGACACACAAAAAAAGGCGCAGCGTCCTCACGACGCCACGCCTTCTACAACTCTAAAACTATTTTACTTAATCTAAATCTTCTTCTTCAGTTTCTCTACCTTCTACCTCTACCTCAAGATTAATATTGTATGTCTCCCGGATCATGCGGTAATCAAAACAAAGCGCCACATCGGGTGTTGATGTTTTCTTATAAGATATGCCACCAGTCGGTGTCGTTTCCATCTTCTGAACCTCAACACCGTGCTGGATGTTCTTGAAGCGAACCGAGTTCTTTTTGCCCATGTATTCCTTTGAGTTCTCCAGATAGTACATCAAAGAACCTTCAGGAAGAATGGAATCACCGACCTGCTTACCAAACTTCTTGTACAGCATGAAGATACGGTTCTTACGCATCATCAGGATAGATTTCGGCTCCTGATACACCTGCTCTATCTTAATCAGACTGCTCTTAAACCGGTTCAGGTATTCAATGCGGTAATCCCCCTCGATGAAGATCTCACCATCTTGTTGCAGGTAGGATACCACGTTCCAGAAGTTAGCCAGCTCGTTGTTACTCTTACATTCGGCATTTTGACGAATTATGCCATCAAGTGTCACCCTACGGATATCCTGATACGGAAATGGAATGTCCAATACCCCTTCAAGGGTTCGGAACGCGGCCAGCGGTATGATCCAGTTACGCAGGATTCGATCTTCGACCTTTTCAGATCCAAGTGTTTCAAGCACATCGGACAGGCAGGTATGATAGTTGCTGATGAACTGCTGCTCCATCCGCGCCCGATGGCGGAGTATCTGCAGCGTCAGGTGTGTAAGTCCCCGCTTGCGAATCTCCACAAGTTCGTTGTATCGGCGCTTCTCCTCTTCTGTGAACTCTGATTTGGCAAAAGTTAGGAATATGAGTCGGCTGAACAGCGCAATGTCGGCGGTTGCCATCTCCTGGCCGGAAAGAATCACACCAGAATCCACAGCGGTTATTTCCCGTTTCTTGTCCCGGTCCATGTTCATGCGTGACCGGCCGGCGCCGTCCCAAAGTCCCTTGAGGTATTCCCGTTTGTCGATGTCAATGTTATTCTTGAATTCATCTATATGCACCAGGGCGTTGGCACACTGCGCCACCAGGTCGGCCAGTGCCGGGATAGTTGCATTCTGAATGTTAGGCGGGATGTTCTCGATGATAAACAGTGCCATCAGACTGTGGCCGAGTTCGGACTTACCAGAACCTTTCGGACCAAACAGGTTCAAAATAGGAAAACTCTTGGTATATCCGGTGATAATGTCACGAAACAATGTGGCCAGCAGGAAACAAATTCCTACCTTGGCATTATCACCGAATACCCCTACCAGTTTGGTGAAGTATTCCTTCAGACTGATGGAAGAGTAGTTCAGGTGTACAAACCGCCGTTCAAACTGGAATAACTTGTCGTCGTCACGGTAAATCAGACTGGAGGCCGGAAGGTAGTAGTTGCCTTTGTCACCCAGACGGACAATACCGTATTCATCGACCGGATGCCACTCGGTGTCAAACACCCCGTTGCCAAACGCATAAAAACCCTTGCGGTTCCATCCCAGCTGGGTAATTTCGACTGCCGTCTCCGTCTGCTCATACAGGTACATC